AGCCAGCCGCAATCGTTTTCCCAAGATCTTTGAGCGATTTCCCCAGCTTATCGAATGCCTTTTTGGCAGGGGTCAAATTTATCTTTGTTAGGGGCTGGATCAATTCCTTGATCTTGGCGATAACCTTATCAACGGCTATCACCAAACCATTAGTTGCATCATTGGTAACTGTTACTTCCCCGATAGATACGTTGGTGGAAATTCCTGTTGTTGGTCCAGTCGTGCCGGCACTTTCTTTTTTGTCGTTAGACAGGATATTCAGCTCGTCAAATCCTGCAAGGGATCGCTTAGCAGCCTTACCGGCCTTTTCTGTGTTTTCCGCGAGATCATCCGCACCCTGTGCAGCAGCGGCGTATTTTTCCGCTACTCCATCCGCAGATCCACTGGCATTCCCAAATAGAGCTGTAGTAAAGTCCCGGAACTTGTCCGCCAAGGCCTGGAACTTGCTGATCAGTTCATTCAACATCTTCAGGGCCGGGGCAAGTACGTTGATCAACCCCATGCCGACCGTAGCTTTCAGCTGCTCGAACTGAAGGGACAGGATTCTCATTTGGTTCGCCCAACCGTCCTGTGTCCGTACAAAGTCGCCGCTGGCACTGCTCAGCTGTTCCATGACGAACTGGTAACGCAGTGCTACCTTCTCCTGCTCGGACATTTGACTTGTGGTTTTTGACAGGCCCTTACGAAGAGCAAAATCGTCCAAGGCCGTCTGGGTCATCACAACACCAAGGTCTTTCAGTGTCTCTGTTTCGCCGGTAAAGACCGATTTTAATTTGGTATACGCTGCGTCCTGGGTCAAGTTGTAGAACGACGCCACATCACCGGACAACTGCGTGAGGGAGGTTGCCATTGCATAGGCATCTTCCTCTGAGAACTTGAAACTCTTGGCCATGGCACCGAATGTACCGGCGTATCGCTTGGCCATTGTTTCTGAAAGACCGGCAGTCTGCATCGCACTCTTGGCAAACTTGTTGACCTGTTCGTTCATGGTAGTAAAGGTAACATCTACCACGTTCTGGACTTCCTGCAGGTCAGATCCGAGCTTTATTGCTTCCTTGCTAAAGTCAGCAATTACCTTTACAGAAAATGCAGCAGCGATCACGCCACCCAGTTTCTTAGTAATGGAACTAAGTCCGCCAAATTGAGATTTTAGGTTGCCTACACCTTTGCTGAGGCCTGTCGTATCAAGCCTGGTGTCAATAATAACAGAGCCGTCCGCTTTGGGCACAATAATCACCTCCGAGAAAGTGAGCACTGCGTCCAGCGTCCGGCTCCTAATTCTTGTCTATAACGATCTCCTTTTTGCACCAACGGCAATATAAAGGAAATCTGTGCAAAGTGGTATCGGGATTTACCCGCACCACGGTTTTTCGCTTACAAATCGGGCATAGCACATAGCCCGAAGAATTGACTTGGATTTCTATGTGCACCACCTCACAAATATTTGAGGATGTTATCCTTTTCTTTTCGGATTTCCTCCGTTTCAGGAGCTTTCATATCTATCAACGCCTTGTTCGCATTGTAGTATTCCTGCTCCCATTTTTCCAATTTCTTATGCTTGGCTTTTTTCTGTCGGATGTGCAGGACGGAGGCAAGCAGGCCATCTCCAATGCCCATAAACCATCCAAAGAATGTCCACCAATGAATATTGGGATCTAACCGGATCTCTCTGCCTGCTACCTTGTTGATCTCCGGCACAATGATGCTTGCATCCTGCTCCCAGTCGATCATTTTCGGTTTGGGCTTTCCATCGTCTTTTTGCCCGCAGTCAATGAATTCGCAAGCCTTCTCACAAGCCTCCGCCAGCAAGTGTTCCGGGATCTCTGCCCAATCTGGATAGAGTATCCTTATCATGCATTCTGCCTTGCCGGCATCATCCAATTCCGGATCTGCGCAGGCCACCAGGATGTCCAGAACGGCTCTCCAGTTATAGCGAATCCTATACTCCACCTCCCCGATGGTCAGGGAGGTGGGCAGATCATAGGTAATCATTTTTGGTATTTGGCGGTATGCTTAGAAACCGCCTTTGCCATGGCCTGCTGGCGTTTCTTGATTTCCGGTCCTACCGCCTTGAGAATCTGATCCATTACATGCACAACAAACAGATTCCCATCTCCCATAATGGAGGTGGCAGAGAGGAGACCAAACAAACTCTGTTTTGCATCGTAGCCCAACAAATAACAGATCTTTGTCTCCATTTCATCGTTGAACTGTGCAGCTTCTTCCAGAGTTGCATTGTCCGGGGTTTTATCCCGCAGATTTTCAAAAAATGTAGATACTTCCTGGCAGCGCTGTACCAGTTTAATATCTGCGGGGTTCATGCGGAAAGATGCTACCACCTCTCCATCCTCATCGCTGAAGGTGAACTTCATCAAAGAGGAACTAACGCTTTTATTAATTGCAGCCATGGCTTATCCTCCCTTATTGTTCGGTAAACTTCTTGGTCTCTGTGTCGAAGGTTCCTTCAACACGATTGCCGGCGTAGCGAATCTCGAAAGGAACCTGCACGCCAGAAGTATCGCCGCCGTAACTGGTAGGAATGATATACACATCCTCACGATAGGCGCGAATTACGGTGGGAGCAGCCCCCTTCTCACCAGGCTTCAGCAGAACTTCCACATAGGAAGTCTTGCACTCGTCTCCGGTCTTGCGACCCATGGCGATATCCATGATCTTCTCGGTCAGGGCATCATCGTACTCGTAGTACACAGGATCGGCGGAACTGGATGCCTCGTAACCGTTGTGCTTGACGGAATTTTCGCCCAGAATGTTCTTGCCGAACTCCACATCAGGATTGAGATCAACCGAGAAATCCTCCAGGTCCTTGCCGAGCCGCACATACTCCGTAGCAGCATTGGTCTTGTCAAAGGCAGCATCCAGGTAATGTGCCAGATACTTTCTTTCAACCTTCATTTCATTACTCCTTTACATATCAAATTCGTAGGTGTACTGGACACTTACGGGAAGCATCCAGTCTTGTGTTTTGTTTTCGTTCGGCTCCAGGCCGTAGGCATTGTCACGGGTAATCCGTGTGATCCGCCTTCCATCAGAAAGGGCGGGATACGAATCAAGGCAGTGGCTAACACCGTTGATTTCTACAGGCTCCTTGCAGAGCCATTTCCCAAGAGAATCCAAAAATGCAGCCACATTGATCTTTTGGAACTCCCTCGTTGCAGTTGTGCGGTATATCACAAAGAACGGATATTGGCATGTTTGTGAAACATGGTCTGTGATAGATCTTCGTTCAGACATCACCAATGCTCCAGCATCAGCAGAAAAAGCAATGCCGCCATCTTCTCTAAGCGCTTCAAAAGAGATACGCTGGCCGTCAAGTCCAGGAAACGAATTTAGAAGCGTCTTGATGGCATTGGTAAGTAGTTCATATCCGCTAGCATCTTTGCCAATCGGCTTCTGTTCTTCAGGCATTTATCCACCTCCTGCAATGCTTTTTGTTTTCTTGATCCACGCTTTTCCGTGAAACTTTTTTGCCGTATCAAACCAGTGGCCTGATACTTTAGGATGAGCATGCCGGGAGTATTGCAAAGGGCGGTCTGTAACAACCTTTCGCTCGCCCTTGGCCGCCCACGCAGACCGTGTGCGTTCCCCTACCATTACTTTTTCTTCATAGAGAAAGCGCCCTATCGGAGGAGCTGCTGCTACAACCTTTCCGGAACCTGCAATCGCTTGTGACATTCCACGGGTAACATTGATAAATGTTCCTGTCTGCATCGGCATATATGGCACCATGGAATCCATAATCATACTATCCAGCAGGTACTGTGCCCGGGTGTACTGCCGTTCAAATCTGGAAAGATTGATTTCCATAACGCCCTCAATTGTCCGGTCTTTGTACTTGAATGTATAGTTAAGTTTCTGAATGTTGCGCGCCATATTACTTACCCATAATTTCAAAGTGTGGAATCACACCATAAGGACCGCCAACAAAAGAAACCGCAAACACATAATCGTGTGTGCGGTTCATATATGTGTAGAAATCCTTATCCGAAAAATAATCGGTGTCGTGCACCGGTTCTTCGTTTCCCCAATCACCAAACCAGAAGAAATCGAATATAT